TGAAACGTGGAAATATTCCAAGTCATCAAAGATTGCTGAAACTTCAGATGATACAACAATCCAGTTAGCTCCACCACGAAGAGTTGACTTGTGGATTTGAGCTGACAATTGGTTGATTACAGTAATCAATGTTTGGTTCCAATCTTTCTGAGTGTAAGATGTAGTTTGAGAAATTCTTCTCCAACCGTTGTAGTCCCAACGTAAGTTCCAAGCGGCACCCTTACGAAGGTCACGAAGAATTTCACGGTCAATTTCAGCAGCAACTTGCTCTGACAATAAAGCTGTCAATTCAGCTTCAGCGTCGATGTTGTGGAATGCCGCAACGTCTTGTGCAAGTTCTGGAGACCACTGAGCTCTTAACTTTCTTTCAGCAACTGAAACAGTTACAGACTCAAGGTCAAAAGAAACCTCACCGATTTGGTCTTCGAATTCTAAGTTCTTATAACGTCTGAATACAGCGTTAAAGTCATTAACACCAAGACCGCTAATAGTTGTACCTGTGTAACCATCTAAAGATGTTGAATCACAAGTAGCACAAATTGGACAAGAAAGGTCAACTTCTAAGTAGATGCAACCTGTTGGGCTACAAATATCATTATAAGAACCACCATTTCCGTCAGTTGGCCATGTTGTTGCAGTACGAACATTCAAACCTGAAACGATACCTTGACCATATTGTTGAGTAACAACTCTGAACAATAATGAATTTGGATTACCAGCGTCGTCCAATAAGTTTGTACAACCACCACCTTGGAAGTCATTTGTTGAGTAAATTCTCAAGTCAGACAAGAAAGTTTCTGAGTCATACTCATTACCATCAGGACCAATCAATTTACCGTTACCTGCGTTAGCAAAACCACACATAGAAACGATAACTTTTCTAACATTCAAACCTTCGAATTCGTTAGTATAGTCAATCAATGTTCCGTTTGACCAAACTTGAACATTTGTAGTAACTGTAATTGCAGACCACTGACCTTTTGAATAGTCAAACAAACCTGGAGGGTCTAATTGACCTTCGTTACCTTCATAGAACAAATCATAAAGATTCTTTTGGAATTGGTTACCAGTTGTATATCCTGATGTTGGTGAACCAGGGTAGTTACCAGGAGCACCTACAGGACCCAAGTGAGAACCTGAAGAACCATCATAATTATTTAATGGTGTTTGTGGGTCAAAATATGGGTTACCACCCGCATAAGCCTGAATCTTAGGTACGAAGTAGAACAATTTACCGATAGGTAAGTTCATAGCTTGTACTGATACGATATCATTAGCAAGTAATTTTGAGAATACACGTCTAACGATTGGGAATACAACAGTTTCGAATGAACCTGAAGAACCGTCAGAAGTTGCTTCGTTAATCAAGTAACTAGCTTGGTTTTCATAAAGCTGAGCTACGTTCTCTTTTAGGTGGCCCTTAAGACCTTCAAGGAACCCTAATTTGTCCCATTTGTTAATAGTATCTTCTTTGATAACTTTAAGGTGCTTAAGACCAATGTTACCAACAAGACCTGATTCTAATAATGCTCCCATTGTTTTAATTTTTATTTAATTTTGAGTTTATTTTAATTTTGCCATCAAGTCTTTCATTCTGAGGAATTGAGGATTTTCATAAGTTTTTGACTCAATTAAGTTAACCGCAGAACCTGTCGATGGAGTCGATTCAATTTTACGCTCGATTGACTCATTCATTGGTTGACTTTGTACAGTTGAAAGTTCTTCCTTGATTGTTTTATACAAATTCTTTGATTCTTTAAGAGTTTCAACACCGTCAAATCTTTTCAAGATGTTAATTTTTTCTTGCTTAGATGTTGAGTGTTCGGTAAACAAACGTGTTGCATAGGCCAAATTTGAATTAAAAACCGCAACTTCGTTTAATTTATTTCTGAACACGTTAAGTGCCTTTCTGTACTCTTCGTTTTTCTCTCTAAGAATTTGTAATTCAGAAGAATCTACAGACTCAACTTTTAAGTGACGTGGAGCCGCTTTTGGTTTGTTCAAACCTTTTCTACCCCATCTTTTGCCACTACCAAGTGTTCTTGATGCTTCATTTGATTCCACTTTCTTTGGCTTGTGTTTAAATTCACCATCAAGAGTTTCCTTATCTTTGTATACATTAACTTTTTTAGCGTTACCTGTACCCATAGTTTTGTCAGGATTCTTTTTAAGAACTTTAAAACCTTCGCCTTGATTTGGATTTTTATTATATGAGAATTTTGGTTTACCCGTGTTCTTACCTTTTGCTTTGAACGCCTTTTTAGACTCTTCTAAAGATTCATTGTATTCGTCATACTCTTCCTCTTCATTGTCTTCATCAGACATTTCGATTTCGTACATAATCCCTTCATTTTCTTCTCCCTCCTCTTCATTATCGGAGTCATCAGACATTTCGATTTCGTACATAATCTCATCACCTTCTGAATATTCATCGCTAAATTCCATGTCATCGTCCGAATCCATTTCTTCTTCGTCTGATTCTTCATCATCAAACATTCTAGAAACAATGTCTTCAATTGATTCGTCAGTAGAATATGGTTTTTCCATTTCATCGGATTCTTCTTCCATTTCCATAGATTCTTCCATTTCTTCTCCCTCATAGAATTCTTCTTCCATTTCTTCGTCAGATTCACCTACAATCATGTATTCATTTTCTTCATCTTTGATATTGATGTTACCAGCATCGTCTTTTGTAACGATGATGTTGTCATCAGGTCCCATAAGTTGAAATACACGAAGTACTTCTTCGTCTGACTTGTCGGTAAGGTCGATTGGTTCTTCCATATCTTCCTCTTCGTCATCAGTATCCATGTCCATACCCATTTCCATGTCATCAGAATCCATTTCGTCATCTGTTTCCATTTCAGGTCCTTCCATGTCTACATCAGTCATTCCAATCTCTTCTTCTTCTTGTTCAGATAGAGATTCCTTTACTAGTTCTTTGATTTCTTCCTTCATAGTAGAAGCAAGTATTCCTTTTGCATTTTCAGCAACCGCTTCTTCCAAGTTTTTCATTTGGATGATTGCCTCTTCAACAATTGATTTTTCTTTTGCCATTTTTGGTTTTTAATTTTTATATAAATATTGTACAAATTCAAAAAAATTATCTATAATTGATATTTTGAATTAAATAAAATAAAAAAAGGAGGGATAAACCCTCCTTTTCTTTCTTATTGTTATACTAAGATTATTCTATCACCTCATCAATCTTACTTTCAACAATTGCAGTTATTCTCCAATCTTCAGAATAATTTTCAAAAACTTTAGTCACTTTTGCCTCTACATCTGTTGGTGAAAAACCTTTAACTAATTTTTCTTGTCTTAGTTTTTTAATTTTACCTGTCTCTGTGTCAGGCATGTCTGTTGTAATTTTTGCTACAAAATATTTTTCGTTCATTTTTATTATTTTTAGTACTTCAAATAATCGTTCAATTTTTTCATTAAGTCAAGCGATTTGTTTGAACTTTCATCAGAAACTCTTTGAGACTTCATTTTATTCTCTTCCTCTAAGTTTTCTTCAAAATTAAATCTATCATTTGGTTCTAAGAATAAATAAGCGCCAGGTGTAGATGGTGACCACACAAGGTCAAAACAAATTATTTCAAAATCATTCTGAACTTCATTATGTTCTCCAACCTTTTTTAAAGACCCAACTCCACGAGATGAAATACCTAAAGTAACACCTTGTCTTAACAGATTTGCGGCTTGGTCTCCCTTAGTTGAAACAATTCCTCTTTCATGAAACCCTGGTGAAGTTAATAGTTTTAATTTACCCATTAAAACAGGTCCTTCCCACCATATTTCAGTTATTGCATGTGAAACTCTATCTAAATCAACAAGTGAAGATTCAGGGTGGTTAAGTTCAGATAACGCAATACCCTTGTCAATCATTTTTTTATAATTATCCGCTTCTCTCTTTAATACTTTCTCAGGATATACTCTTCCGTTTCTATTTGGGGTATTATACTTTTGTAATACCGCATAGAACTCAAATGGTTTTGAGTGGTCAAGCATTCCCTTAGATTCACGTATTAAATCCGCATTACGTTGTTCGGTTGGTGATATATACCCTGCGTCGTATTCAACAAGTATTCCCTTTCCGATTTGACCAGGTTGTATGATTTGATGATTCATCTTTAATTTTTCTTTATAAATATTAAAGATTATCGGTTTCTGTTTTTTCTACCTTAGTTTTTTTAGTTTTGGTTAAGTGAAATTTAAAATATTCGTTATTTGTAAAATTATCTTGGAATACTTGTTTACATACTTTTTTTAAAGCATCTTTAATTCTCCTTGACTTGAAATCCGTTTCTGAACCTGATAAGTAAAAATTTATTTCTAAATTTAAAAATGACTTTTTTCCTTTTTGTAAACCACTAGACCTTAAATCTAAATCAACTATAAATTTGTTATCAAATAAAATTTTATCTAATGATTCTAAAACTGAATGTTTTATTGCCCTACTTAAGTTTAAAACTATCCTATTCCAATTTTCTGAGTTTATTTTGGGGTCAACCCATGTTTGAATGTTGAGGTATACTGATTTGAAATTAACCGAATCAACTGTGCCATAGATTACCTTGGCTGTTTTGAACCCCTGAATTTGTGAGGTCTTCCCCTTTTTCATCAACTTTTCATATTATACAAGTTTATTTTTAAAAAAAATAAGTATATTTGTATCGATAGTCAAAAAAAAATTCATTTAGAGATATTTCTTATATATGATAATTGTTAAGTTAGATAAACATACGAACATTGAGAAGGCACTTAAAATTCTCAAGAGCAAGGTTATTAGAACAAAACAAACCGCTGAGTTGGTTAATAGAAAAGAATATACCAAAAAATCTGTTAAAAAGAGAGATATTCTTAAAAAAGCCAAATACGTTCAAAAAAAGAAAGATTCCGAAAATTAAAGGCTTTCGTTTAATCCTTTTAATTTGAAGAATGACAATTTGTTATACGTCTCAGAATCAACTTTTGTTATTGTTTCCTCAACTCTATTTAAAGTGTCAGTATCTGTCGTGTTTTCTTTTAATGAAGTTAATTTTGATTTAACCTCATCTTTAATTGACTCAAATTGTGGTTCTAATTCAGAATCCTCTGTCTTTAAAAATTTAATTAATTCCTGTCTATCAGATTCATTTAAATTTTCGACATAATTTGAAAATGTTTTATTTGCAATATTAACCATTGTTGATATTGGTAAATTAACAGTTTCTGTCTTTTTGGTTTCAGGTGATTTAATTAAATTTTCAGAAATAATTTTTTTACTCTTTAAACGAGATTCAATTGTTAAAACATCAGTTGAAAATAAATTGTCAATATTTTCATATTTGTTGTCACACTTAACATTTGAAACCCAAGATTTCAATTTAGAGATTGTAGATTCGTCGATTTTATTTACGGTATTTTCATAAACTGTAATACACTCATAAATGTAGTCATTAACCAAAGATTCATTTAAACCTTTATTAGAACTCATCTCATCGTAAAGATAAAATAGTTTACTAATATTTTTATTACCTAAAACCAAAGACTTAAAAGTCTTCATTTCAGATTTAAAAGTATTGTTAGAATAAGATTCAAGTAACTTTTCTTCAATCTTTGATTTAATATTTCCGAACTTAATCATTTTCTTTTTTATTATAAATATCAATCTCTCAGAAGTTTTTCTAGTTGAGATTCCATTTGACCTAATGAATTTCTTGCTTTAGATAAATCTATGTAAGAATCTTCTTCAAACACAGAGTCCGATTCTAATAAAATATTTAGATTATCTCTATTTTCTGATTCGGGAGTAATTCCGGCTTCACCTCCTGGTGGGGGTGGAGGCGGTAATTCGGCCCCTCCAGGTTCAGGTCCTAATCCTCCCATATCACCTCCCGGAGGTGGTGGAGGAGTCGCTTCAGATGATGCGGTTGCCCCTGTACCCGGACCTCCATATAATTTATCCACATTATCAAATACACCTGTATGAGCAATAATTGTTGCAGTGTTTGTTAACTCGGCACCTACCGCTTTTTCAATTCTTTGTTGTTGTAAATCAAGTTTAATTTCTTCGTCAGAGAAACCTAAAATATGTTTCTTAGCCCAAGAAACCGATACAGGAGCAATACCTTCGATTGCCGCAACTGCGTCTTTGTATAATAACATCTTTTCTTTCCAAACATCAATTTTAAGTAAATCGGCTTGGGTTGATGGGTTAGTTAATCCTAAAGTGAAATTAGTTAATTCGTCCTCAAAACCTAGTAAAAAAAGATGAATAATTGCGATTTTGTTCATTTCCGCAATCATACACTTTTGAATTCTGTTAATTGTTCGAGCAAAACGAATATCCTGTAGTGATAAATTTTTACCTTCACCAACAACTTCCTCAAATCCTAAAAACGCTTTAGGTACACGAAGTGCGGTCAATAATTTCTTTTGGATGTATTCAATATCCGCAATTTCAGACAGGTTTTTAGCTCCGTCTAATGTTTCAATTGGAGATGATTGAGCCGGGTCACGAACAGGGATAAAATAATCTTGGTCGACCGCCATTTGATTAAATCTCAAATCAACATTACCTGTTTGACTATCTACAACTTGACTTCTTTTAAATTTGTTAGCCACACGTTGTACATATGCCTCAACATCTTTATCATCCATGTTACCAACAAATACTTTAAATACTCTTCTTTCAGGGGCTCTTGATGTTCTATATATCAACATTGCATCTTCTGACAACAATAATTGTTTCCAAATGCGACGAGCTTTTTCTAACATAGAAGTACCATAAGGAAGTTTTCTATCGTCGCCCATTAATCTAAAGTGAGCTATCTCCCACGAGTTAAACTCCATGTCTTTTGCTTTCCATTTAAATCTTAAACCTCTATTTTCTTTTGGGTCCTCAACATTTTGACTTTTTGCCGGCATACCTCTTTCCAAACGTTCAATTTCAATATTTGGAAGTTGCATACATCCAACAACACCCTTATCAGAATCCAATTTTAAATACACAAAATTATCACCATACTTACAAGTGTTTCTTGTCCACATTGGTAAGTTTGTGTTAATATCTAATACATTATTAAATAAATCAGTTAAAATACCTTTAATTCTTTTTGACTCAGAATAAATCTGCAACATATAACCATTTTGGTCAACTGTAGTGGATTCTTCTCCGTATATGTCCAAGGCAGCAGAAATCTCTGGCGTATATTCCATTGATTCGTAATCATAAAATGATGCCAATCTTGTTGGTTCGTAATATACCGCTTGGGTATAAAGATTACTTTCAATTTTAGTCCACTGATTTGCAAGATAATATGTTTGTTGAGCCTGTAATAACTCTTTTTCATATTCCTGTTTTGAGGTAGTCTTTAATAGTTCTTGTTTGTCAAACTTATATGTTGGGTAATCTTGATTAAGTAATGCGTTCGGTCCAAACGCTCTTGTTAATCTTTGCCATACGGTTAACTGTTTATTATTTTCCATTAAGTTAATTTAAACACTTTATCAATAATATAAATACTATCTACCACCAAATAGCCAACCGTATTTCATATAATCTTCTTTGGTTACATTTTGTTGACTGTTTTGATTCATTCTTTCATTAAAATTAGGAATAACAGGATTAAACGCAAGTTGATTAGTAACATTTTCATTATTACTAACCGACCAAGATTCAATCATGGCTTTAGTTTGTTCTGTAACTTTAGTTAACTGACTAAACGATGATTCTGCAACATATGTTGCCATTGCGATTGACATAATTAAGTCATCGTGGTGCCCTTTTTGGTGGTCAGGTCTTCCGTTAATATAAACGAATGTGTTCATTTCATTGAATAATCTACTACTGTAAATTTTGAAATCATGTCTCATGACTTCCTCAAACGAAGCAATAATTTGAACTCTTTTATTATTAAAATTAATACCTGGTATTTTTTCGGCAGCTTTTGGGTCCCATTTCCATTTATTTGCAACATCAACACCGTCAACATATAGATTTTTAAATCCTATTTCTTGCATTTTTCTTGCAGTAGAAACACCCATACCACCGGTAATATCAATTACAACAAAACAAGAATACATGTTAGCCCACTTATAACAAACCTCAGCCATTGTATCAGGAGGTAATTTACCGACGTACTCGGCAACTTGTTCTCTCTCATCAAAATCTATAATTTGAAAAGAACTAAAGTCTTCACTGTCTCCCCTACTAACGTCAACTCCCATAACATATTTGTGACCGACAACAGGTTCTTTCCAAATCCAAAGAGCGTTACCCATCATTTTATTTTGGGGTTCTCTTATATAATTTTCTCTAACTCTTTGTAACAAATTTGAGTCAAATACGTTATCACCAGAACCCAAAAAGTTACATTCCAACTCCTGAGAAACTTTACGTTTGTCGTATTTTAATTTCTTAACCATCCCCTCAAACCAATTTGAACATGGTTTGTATCCCGTATCCATAATCAGTTTAAGTTCTTCATAGTTTCTATCATCGAAAGGGATACTTTCCCAACTTATAATATCATCATGACTATATTCTTCTTTGTTTAACAAATAATGAATAATATCCTTTGTCTTAACAAGATATAAATCTCTAGTATATCTTGGGTCTCTAAACCAATACATCTCTGAAATCTTGAAATCATTCATATTTCTTAATGCTTGGTCATAAATTTCATAATAAATTGGGTCATATCCGTTAGGTGTTGACACAACGATTACCTTACCACCCGTAGATAGGGACGCCATACAAGCTGCCCAAAAATCAGAATCAGCATCGATAAATGCCGCCTCGTCAAATATTAATATTGTTGGTGTGAATCCACGAAGTGCGTCCTTTGATGTTGCAACGGCCTTTACCTCACAACCATTATTTAATTTGTAATGTTTTTGAGAATCTTTTTCTGCTGAAAATCCAGCTCCCACCCAATCAGGCCATTGAGTTATAAAGGCCCTTATTTTATTTGCCATTTCTTGTGAAGTGTCAAGTTTGTTGGCAATAATTAGGATTTTTTCAGGTTTATTTTTCTTGGCAAACGCAAGTTTTTTTGATACCCACGCAGCGGTTACTGTGGACACACCTGCTTGTCGATATTTTAATGCAATATTTTCGTTAAAGTTTTCATAGTCATCAAGTAACGAAATTTGGTCAGGAAATAGTTCTAAGGGAACATATTTCGAAACGGTATTGTCATAAGTTTGTAAATAGGTACGTAGTGCGTATGGAGTATCCTTCATACACTTTACATACTCCAGCATTAATTGTTCTTTTGTCATAAGACTATATTTGTATATAAATATTAAACCCCCAACTAAGTGGGGGTTTTAATTATAGACCTAAACTTGAAAGGTCAACATCGTCGATATCATCGTCTTCCCATTTGGAAGACTCTTGTTC